CTAGGGTGTGGACACATTGTGGACACTCTTACGACCATTTGCACCCTTCAACGGGTTAAGCGAAATCGCGTCCTGCAGGTACTGAGGAGCGAAGTGCGCATAGACCATTGTCTGCGCAATTTTCGTATGACCTAAGATCCTCTGCAGTGTGATGATGTTGCCCCCGTTAATCATAAAGTGCGTGGCGAAAGAGTGTCGCAGCGCATGTGTCGCTTGCCCGGCCGGTAAATCTGGCTTAACCGCTTTGAGGATTCGCCTGAATTCAGCATAACTGGCCTCAGCAAACAGAAAGCCCCTTGTTTTACCGACTATGTAAGCCGCAACGTCGTCAGAGATCGGAACCGTTCGCGGTGTGTTGGTTTTCGTCTTAACGAAAGACACCCGGTTATGAATCACGTTCTCCGCTTTCAGCCTTGCAGCCTCTCCCCATCTTGCCCCGGTACTCAGACACAAGACGGCAATTTTACGATTGTCTCCTGATAGCGCTGCCAGTAAGGCGTCAATTTCCTCAAGAGTGAGATAGCCCGTTTCGGCAGTCTGCTCTTTCAGTTTTTTGAACCCTCTGAACGGATGCTCGCCGTTATACATTTCTGACTCAATCAGGGTTGTGAACATCCCACCTAGTGTGATCAGGTCGCGGTTGATGGTAGTTGGCTTAATACCTTCACCCCGGCGTTGAGCACAATATTGCGTTATCAGGCTCTTGGTGATCTGGAAAGCGCATGGGTTACCGGTCATCGTTTCGAAACGCTCAATTTTCCTGAGGTACGATTGACCGTGTTCCTCGTGTTTACCTTTCAGCTTCCACCATAACTCTTTCAGTTCTGACAGTTGGCGTTTGTCCGTGGGTTTTGAAAGCCATTCCTTTGAGTGATGGTTATATTGAGTATGCTTTTCAAAAGCCATCGCCTCGCTTTTCTTGTCGAACTTCCGACGGATGCGTTTTCCGTTACGCCCAGCCGGTCTAATGTCCACTTCATATCGACCATCATCGAGCTTTTTAACAGACATAAAGCCTCCCGATGATGTTACTGCGTACTTCAATTTCCTGATTTAGATAACAAAAACTCACAGTGCATTTTCTGCACAAATAAGCCCCATAGATGGTTAGCCAGTTTTCTGGTCTGAGTGGGGTGACGTTGTTGTCTGCTGCCCAAAGTGCGCGAGAGCCGGTGCAATCTGCCCAGCTTCGGGTGTTATTTGATCAGTCATAAACCACATGGTGTATTTCGTGAAGCGCGGGTGCTGGAGGATTTTCATGATTTGTTCGATTCCCGGCTTTTTGTCGCCGGCTTCATAACTACAAAAAGAACCGTAAACGATTCCAGTTAACTCACTGAATTGTCTCCTATTTAACCTTTCTGACTCTCTTATCAGCTTGATTTTTTCATGGATCTGTATTGACATAAAATCACCTATAGTTGAACATTATCACCTATCGTAGATTTATATAATCGATAGGTGAATCACCTTTTAGAGCAACTAAACCCTATTTAGAGCAATTAATCACACTAAAGGAGAATCGTAACAGATGAGTAACCAGCTTGTAAGCAGAACAGATGCGGTTCCATATCAGGAATTTGCCCGTCTTATTGGAAAAACTCCCGCAGCGGTTAAAGGGATGATTGAGAAGGGCAAGTTGCCTGTTGTTGAGATGACCGATCCGCAGTCAACGAGTGGGCGCGCAGGGGAATATTGGGTTTATCTGCCTGCCTGGAACAAGGGTATGAAGATGGCATATGACAGCCGCCCGAAGGAAATTCGTGATGGTTGGCTGATGTGGCTCGGATTAGGGGAGCCAGTATGAATAGTGAACCTCGCTGTATTGCACAGTTGCTTCGAAGAGAAAGTCCTAAACCTACCAACTTCACTATTACTCACGGTCGTGGACGCAAGGGCATCATCATCCGAACCCGAAAGCTGGGCGTTATCGAGAAACTTCGCCGCTTGGTCAAAAAGAGAGGACTGTGGTTATGACGGTAATGACACTTGACGTGATCCAGAAACAACCAATAGCGCTTCGCGGTCTAGTCTGCAAGTATCTGGCTAAGCCTCGCTGGCAGGACACTTGCGATTTTTACAATCAGATGATGGAGCGGGAGCGTCTTACGGTTTGTTTCCACGCTCAATTAAAACAGCGTCACTCTGTTATGCGCTTAGAGGAAATGACCGAAGCCGATCGTGAGCGTCTTGTTTGTGCGCTTGATGAATTGAGAAATGCATTTGCCCGGCACCGCCAACTTGGCGCGTCAAAAGCAACTTTCATCAGCCGCCTGACCGTCAGCCAAAGACGCTCATTGTTTCTTCATGCTGGACTGACAGAGCAGGAATTTATGATGCCGCACTGGCGTTTGAATGAGGAGGACTGTTATTGGCGTGACAAACTTTTCCGCGCTCTGCGAGAGCTGTTTAGCCTTTTTGAGTACGCACCAACCATTTTAACCTCGGTAAAACCTGAGCAGTATTTACATTAATTAATCTGGATTCGATTTATTACGCGCCTTACAGCGTGGGGACTCCTTTTGTCCGGAGATAGGCAAATGCAAAAGCAAAATACAGCGCAGCGGGGGATGTATTCGGCACTTCTGGCGCAGGCAGTAAGCGAGGCACAGCGCGACTTGGCGACCCGTTTCTCTTCTCAGTTTGATGGGCTTATCGCGTACATCAGTAAGTCAGAACTTAATCGTACCGAGATTATCGAGTTATTAGGCCAGGAGTCGGAAAAGTTACACAACTCAATTTTCGGTAGAGCTGGTTAACCACTGTTAACAGGAAGCAAAAATGAGCATACACATCGAGATTAATAACCAGTACGTCATCACCAGTGACCGCTATCAATTCATTTTGCAGGAAAAAAAGACCGCAACATCCGGGAAGAATGAAGGTAAGGAATGGTTGGACGTTGTGGGTTACTACCCAACTATCCCTAAGCTTATCTCAGGCTTGGTTTTGCATGATCTTTTGACCAGCGATCTTACCGGCTTTTCAGCTTTGGAAGCTCGGATTGAACGCATGGGGAAGCAATGTCTGGACGCTTTTAAATAATATGTCCAACGAACCTCGGGGGCGTGTTGCCCCCTCGCCACCACCACCATTTTTGAAGGGCGCCAGTGATTCATTCGTTGGTGCTTATCCCTGGAATAACGTCATCAAAGAGGCCATTGGCCGCGACAGACCCCTTACACGTGCCGAACTCCGTCAGGTGCAAGGTGTTTTAAACCGGATTGACCGTCTGCCGTTTTTCCTGCAAACGCTGTTTACATCGCGTTATAACTTCATCCGCCGTAAAAAGAGCCCTTTAGGTGGGCTGTATTTCCTTAAAAACACGTTTGAGCGCAAGCTGCTGCCGCGTCTTGAGCGTGTTAATGAGTTGTGCGGGATGAATGAATCCGCCTCGATTGGTTTCCTGTCCGAGCGCGACCAGTATGCGCGCTTACCAGATATGAATGACAAAGAACTCAGGAAATTTGCGGCCAGAATTGCCTCTCAGCTCTGGAGCAAATACGAGGAGTTAAGCGACGCCTGGGCGGAGGCGCACGGCGGGAAAGAAACACTTTTCACCGATGAAGCTCAGTCGCACCTATACGGTCAAGTGGCCGGTGTTGCTCGCGCTTTTAACATCACCCCTATGTACTGGAAAAAATACCGTAAGGGTCAGATGACGATCCGCATGGCATTTTCCGCTATTTCACGACTGATTAAAGACGAGTGGTGGGTTAACCAGCTCAAGGCGCAGCGTATGCGCTGGCGCGAGGCGCTGCTCATCGCTGCCGGTGAGGTCAACAAAGACCGCTCCCCCTACGCCAGCAAAATGGCGATCCGCGATGTTCACGCGCGCCGCCAGGCTAATCTCGAATTCCTGAAATCCTGCGAGCTGGAAAACAAAGTTACCGGCGAACGTATCGACCTCATCAGCAAGGTCATGGGGAGTATTTCAAACCCTGAAATACGTCGCATGGAGCTAATGAATACCATCGCCGGGATTGAGCGCTACGCGGCCAGCGTTGGTGACGTGGGGATGTTTATCACGCTGACCACTCCATCGAAGTATCACCCGACCCGTCAGGTTGGCAAAGCTGAAAGCAAAACTGTGCAGCTCAATCATGGCTGGAACGAAACCGCATTCACGCCAAAAGACGGCCAGCGCTATCTCTGCCGAATCTGGAGCCTGATGCGTACCGCTTTCAAGGACAACGATTTGGAAGTGTACGGGATGCGCGTTGTCGAACCGCACCACGACGGCACGCCACACTGGCACATGATGCTGTTTTGCAAACCCGGTCAGCGTAAAGCCATCAACGAAATCATGCGTCGTTATGCCCTCAAAGAGGACGGACACGAAAAGGGCGCAGCAAAACAGCGCTTTGAGTCCCGTCATCTTAATCAGGGCGGCGCGGCGGGTTATATCGCTAAATACATTGCCAAAAATATCGACGGCTATGCGCTCGACGGCCAGCTGGATCACGACACTGGCAAACCTCTTAAAGATACGGCCGCCGCCGTTACCGCATGGGCGTCTACATGGCGCATCCCGCAGTTTAAACCAATTGGCCTCCCGACAATGGGCGCTTACCGCGAACTGCGTAAGCTGCCGCGTGGCGTAAGTATTGCCAGCGACTTTGACGACAGGGTCGAGGCCGCGCGAGCTGCTGCAGATGAGGGTGACTTTGAGCGGTACATCATCGCGCAGGGTGGGGCAAACGTTAAGCGTGACGCTCAGGCCGTTAGGGTCGCGCGTAAGGTGACGGATGAGGTCAACGAATACGAGGAAGATATCGAGAGGGTGGTCGGGATTTATGCCCCTCATCTCGGGGCTGACCGTGTCCATGTAACCCGTACAGCCGAATGGCGAATCGTTCCAAAGGTTTTGGTCGTTGAGCCTTTGACCTTAAAAAGCGGCTCTGCCGCGCCTCGGAGTCCTGTCAATAACTGTGGAAAGCTCACCGCCGCTGGCGATCCAGTTATGACACCCACACCGTCTGAGCAAGCCGCAGCGGTGTTAAATCTGATTGAGCGCGGGGTTATCGGCTGGAATGAGCCGGACGTCGTGAAGGTGCTTAACAGGGCGTTAAAAGCTGGCGCACCGCGCAAAAATTGGCAGCAAAGAAGCAATGCGCCGCTCAAAACCAGCGAGCAAGCGCCATCAGCCAGGATGACAAAACCCGAAAGGGATCGCGTCGCAAAAATTCGTTTCGATTTAGCTCAGGAGGGCATTTCCCCGGAACGGTGGGAGCTCGATGCGCTGACTCGTGGGGCAATGGTGATTTATGGCGATAAAAAATTCAGATATCCGGTTGCTGATGAGTGGCCGGGAAATTCAACTAAAAAGGAGTGGGCTTTATGAAAACTTATTACATCCATCCGATGGCATTCGGTAGCACACAAGACCCAGGACACGGCCATGTGCACGTTGTTAAGGCTGATGAAGCAGAGAAGCGCATAGCAGAACTGCAGGCGCGGGAGGTGAAATTACCTGAACGTTATGAAGTTGAAATGTGTCCCACGCCGTCCCCGAATGGGGAAGTGCGCATTCTCTACGCAGCCCTTAACAGTACACCAACGATAGCAACGCCACCGGTGCTGAAACTTGCTTTCAGTGCCGGTGGTGTTGAACAACGTTATTAATCAGATATCTGCAAAAAAATTGCTCGCTTTGACATTTTGCATTTACGGGACGAATTATTTAGATATAGGATTAGCTCAGGCTGACAAGAGCATGACTTTATAAGTCATTAATTAGTATATAATTTATGAGCATTTAAAGGTGTAATGATGTCAAAATTCGATGAACTATGCGCGGCATACAAAAACTTTAGGTCTGAATATTCATCTGTAAGGGAGGATGCAATTAGTTTTTCAGGCTGGCTAGTTGCACAATATCTATCATATTTGGGGATAGACCACAGCTCACCCGCATTCAGGTTGATACCTTTAGTGGGTGAGGAAAAGGTCAATTCAACATACAGCCCTTTCGGCGCAACACATCTTGGCGATGATGGCTACTGGTGTATGGGGATTAGGCTTACAATTTACGAGCAGAAAAATATGCACCCTCAACTTCCTTTGCAAATCGGGATCAAGTTCCTCCGCAACATTGATAGTTCTCATACTGTAGGTCTCTTGGGCTCGGACTCAACATTTAAGGTATCGCGTGATGATGACGGGCGTGAATTGAATGTCTTCTTCGATTCGATACAAAAAGAAATCCAAAAAGTCCTAAAGGCTCAGGCTGATTTTTTGCATGGAAAAAATAATAAAATGAGCACCATCGGATTTATACAGCAACAAGTTGATGATGATCTCAAAGCAGAAAGTAGCGGGGAATAATGAGTTTTAGCTGGCCTTTTTGGGGCCAGCTTTTCACTGTTAGTGTCAAAGATAGCTGCGCATGAATCAGGTGCATTAGATTGCATGCGATTAGGATATTTATTAATAGCATTTAGCGCCAGCGCTGGCGCGGGTCGGCTCTCCCGTTGCACCTGCATGAAAAGATATACATCAAGCGGGCAGGCGAGGCGGGGATAGCACTGCGCGCCAGAGGCGGTGACAGGATTTATTTTGCGCGTCTGCGCGCGTCGTGGTGGCGCTCTGTGGTATGAGGTCGGTCAATGGAAAGTTCACGCGCTTGCGTTGCATGTGCGTCGTCTGGCTTGCTCTGATGATGTGCCGCCCGGAGGCGACATTTAAGGCGGGGTTTACTCTGTATCGATGTTGTAATCCTTAAAGCGGATCTCCTAAGAGGTGACCGGCAGTATCGGCTCGCAGTTGTCGGATATTCGTTAGTGATGAAGTGGTGCATCCGATTGTTGCGGGGGCGCGCATTCGTCATTGCAGTGGAATGTTCGCTGTAAAAAATGGGCGACTGCAAATCGTGAAAGCCCGGCGTTCCGGTGAAAAGGATAAACCTGCGATCGAATATCTAGTATTAAAAGAACTTATTACCAGATGGAGGAAGGCGGCCAAAAAATAGGCCGCCGCATATGAAGATTTTATATATGATTACAGCCGCTATAAAAAATATTTGTCATGAGATGATTGCTGTTGCGTATAGGCATTGAGTTGTGGGATTAAACCTCTGCTCCATAGAGAGGTTTTGTTTAAATTGATACTGTCCAATTTAACTAATCGATTGTGCAAGGCAATGAATTCATTTTTGAAATTATCAGAAGAAACGATTTTCGGGCAGAATGAAGAGTAAAGTGAACGGTTGCTCAAGCCGCAAGCTTTAGCAAGTTCATCTTCAAAGTTTTCTATCTGCTGAAATAAATGAATGTTATGTTTTTTTGCCAGTAAAAGATTTATGTTCTCTTTAAATCTTTCTAAGTTTTCAATCCTATCTGTGTCGAAAGTTATAATGATGTCATTAACTTCAGTTAATGAAGGTATGAATTTTTTTATGCCAACATTCCACAAGTTTACAATGACTATTTTTTTTATAGGATATCCATAGATTGATTTGAAATCCTTGAATAATGCTTTTTCAGTCTCTCCCTCTACGAGGACGATAGCAAATTTTTTGGCCGCCATAATCAGTCCTCGAACAACATTTCTTCAATCAATGAAACATCTGGAATGGTTCCAAAACAGTCATTCTTAACCAAGCTCAAAAGATTTCGGTCATTTTTTTTATGCTTGGCAGTAGCTTCTACAAAGGTGGTTAGCCCCTCTACTTTTTTTGTGAAAGTAAATGAATGCGTTGGCAAATCTAAACTCAATATATCGTAATTATGAGTTGTATAGATGAACTGACCATATCTACACAATTTTGAGATTATCAAAGTTACCATCATTTTTTCTAATTCGGTATGAGTAAAGGCCATCTTTTCATCTAGAAAATAAAGACCGCTACAAGGGAAATTCATTGCAGCCTCTTCATCCTTATCCTCCAGAATACCAGAGAGTAGATGGGTTATTTTTACAGCCTCATATGTGCCACGTGACAATCTATCTTTATTTGTTATTTCACCTTCCATATCAATAATGACTTTGTCACCATTATTGAAAAGTAAAGAGTACCCCTGAAGTTCTTCCTTGCCTTCTTCATCTTTAACTATAAGTCCTGAAACCGACTTAACGGTATTGTCAAAGGTTTTAAGTATGCTTTTTAATACGTTCTTCTTTATGCGTGATATTTTATCTGTATTCTCTTGGTTTTCAGAGAGAATAAAATGCCAGCCTAAAATAAAATCCAAGTCTTTTATATATTGGGTAAATTCTTTAGGGTTAGATTTCTCGGTAGAGAAGTATTTACTTGTTCCGTTAAGCTCAAATTTTTGTGTATCCCAGACAGAATCCAATCTTTTGGTTGTTTTAGCGCATGAATCCAGTTTCCTCAATTCAACGGACGCTATAGCAATTTTTTCTACAGAAACAGACTCATCACTTGCCTTAAGCCAAATACCAACCCTAAAAAGAGATTTTAAATGAACCTGAAAGAAATCAGCTTCAATGTATGCAGGCTTAGTTTTATCCGTCACCCTCAGTGGATCAGGATTGAATACACCGTTACTGATTAAGCGCACAACTGAGAGCATGACACGACCTAAAGATGTCTTGCCCGAAGCGTTTGCGCCTGAAACCACGCACACTTTTTTAAAGTAAAATTTTTCAAAGCCTTCGATGTACTCACCTTCCAGTGAGCTGTTGATCGGCGATCTGGAAAAGCTCAAATCAAGAATGCTGTTTTCAAAGCAAAAAAGATTGTCGATTTTGATTTTTGTAAAAGCCATTTTGTTCCACCTTTTGGAAGTAAATCCAACTATTGATGGAGTGTACATGTAAAAGGGAAGTAATCAACACATGATCAATAAACAGCGCACAATAGCGCACGGATTTGCACAATTTTTATGATGCACTTTACTCCCTTTAAGCCCATGCTGGGCGGGGGGCTGAGGCCATTTTTTTGTATGCACGGAAATTGAAGGGATTGCTGCGCGCAGGTGAGGGGGCAAGCACTGCGCGCCAGAGGCGGAGACAGGATTTATATTGTGCGTCTGTGTGCGTCGTCTGGCTTGCTTTGAGGATGTGCCGCCCGGAGGCGGCATTTTAGGCGGGGTTTACTCTTTATCGATGTTGTAATCCTTAAAGCGGATCACCTCCATTCCGAGCCAGTCGTTTATCTCTTTGAAACGCTCCTGCAGCGGTGTCAGCTCGTTGCGTACAAACACCCGCGCCACCTTCTCGATATCCCCCATCGAGCCGATGTTTTCAGGCTTGCCGCCCATGAGCTGGAACGGCACGCGGTGCGCATCGAGCAGGTCAGCGGCGCTCACTTTTTTGATGTTGAAAAAATCATCCTTTGTGGCGACTTCACTCAACGGCACAATCTTGATGCCATCCGGTTTCCCGTTCGGGGCATAGAAAAACAGGTTTTTAAAATTCCCGAGCCCTTTCGAGTCGCGCATCGCAGAGCGCAGCGCCTCGAGGTCGGTGCTGCTTTGCGCCGCGTCGGTCACGTACATGATGTAACCCGCGTGCGCGCCGTTCTGATAATACTTGCGACGAAACAGCGTGGCGGATTCATTCAGCCAGGCGGAATTGAGCGCGCTCAGGTATTCCGGCATCCCGTAGAGCTCCTGATTGATATCGGGCTCAAGCAAATGGCACACCGAACCGGGGGCGAACTGGTGCGGGCGCGTGTAGTCCGACACGTACCAGTAAACGCCATCCTCAACGCCACGTCGGGTGTATTTGGCCGGGGAGGTTTCCAGTTTAAAGAGCTGGCCGGTCACGCTCATGCGCTTTTCGAGATAGCCGTTGGCAAACACCAGATAATCGAGCACAAGGCGGCTGAAGTCCTGACGCGACAGCAACGGGTGCGGGATAAAGGTACTGGTCAGAATGTTGCGCTTTACGTAAATCGGGGAGCTGTGGTGTACGGCGGCGCGCAGGCTTTTTGCCAGTCCCGAGAAGTTGACCGGCGGCTCGTACCATTTGCCGTTATTGATGCACTCGACATAGTCGAGGATGTCGCGGCGATCCAGAACGGGTGACGGCTCACCAAAGGTGAACGCCTCCATTTTCTGCGGCGCGCTGGCGGTCATGCTGGTCTGTTTTGGCTGTTTGTTTTGGCGTTTTTTCATCTTAGTTAATATCCAGAATGGAGGCTGATTGCATACCGCTACCGGCGGAAAGCGGCTCGTTTAGCAGGGCGTGCATGGTCGCCCACGCGATATCCGCGTGGCTGGCTTCCTCGCTGCGGCTGGCTTCATAGGTGGCGCTGCGGCCGCTGCTGGTCATGGTTTTGCGGATAGCCATAAATGACTGCGTGATGTCGGTTGCACCGGCGTCGTATTCCAGACACCCGCGGCGAATGGTGTCTTTTGCTTTCAGCACCATTGCGGTTTTCATTTCCGGCGTGTAGCGGATGGCGCGCGCCGCCGGGAAGAATGAGCGCACGAGCTGGTAAACACCCTGGCCGATGCCGGTCGCATCGATGCCGATATAGTCGACGGTGTATTTCTCGGTCAGTGCCCGGATGGCCTCGGCCTGCGCGGCAAAGTCCATACCTTTCCACTGGTGACGCTCAAGGATGCGGAACTTGCCACCGGCAACCAGCGGCGGAGCCAGTACCGCGCACCCGGCGCTGTCGCCGGTGTGTGACGGGTCATAGCCAATCCAGACCGGGCGCCAGTTAAACGGACGGTCGGCGAACGGCTCGAAGTCTTCCCATTCTTCCATCGCATCGACCATGCAGCGCTGCAGCTCCTCGAACGGGAATACCGACGCCTTATCGTCAACGAATTCGCACATAAACAGGTTACGGAAGTCATCCGCGCTGTTTTCCTGCTTAAGCTGGTCGAGGTTAAACAGGGTGCAGCCACCGGCGAGCGCGTCCTCAATGGTGACAATCTGCCGCCACTGGCCGTCCCCGCACAACATGCCACCGGCGAGCGCCTGATGACTGATGTCGATGTCGACACGTTCCTCGCGGTTGCTACGGCCACGGTTAAACAGCTCGCCTGACCAGAACGGGTACGCGCCATGCGCCAGCGTCGACGGGGTCGAAAAATAGGTGGTGCGCAGGTGTGACTGCGAGGCCATGCCCGAGGCGACTTTGCGCAGCTTCTGAAAATTGGGGATCCAGAAAATTTCATCAACGTACAGGTCGCCGTTGTGGCTCTGCGCGGTGTTGGAATTGGTCCCGAGAAAAATCAGCTCAGCGCCATTGTTACCGATGACGATCGGGTCGCCTGACAGGTCGACGTCAACCAGACGGGCAAAGGCGATGATGTACTTACGGAACACGTAAGCCTGCGTTTTACTGGCCGACAAAAATATCTGGTTTTGCCCGGTTTTGAGCGCGCGCAGGAGGGACTCGCGCGCAAAGTAGAACGTCGCGCCAATCTGTCGCGATTTCAGGATGTGGCGGATGCGGTGCTCTAATCCCGCTCTATGCCAGCGGAGCTGATAGTCAAACGACTGGTCGAAGAAAATCTCTTCCAGCTTTTCAATCGCTTCATCACTGAAGAAATTGCGTTTCGGCTTTTTGCGATCCCCTTTGTTACGGCTGGCGATATTGGGGTTTAAATCCACCTCGTTTCCGGTCTGGCCGTAGCGGTTAACGCGCGCGAGCCGCTCCATCTGGCGCGACAGAAAATCAGCGACTTTGAAGTCATGCGCGGTCAGGTCTGGCTTTGCGTAGAGCTGAATAAGCCGCGCCTCTAACGTCGATTCCACGCGGTTAATCGGGGCGGTTTCCTCCCATCCATCGCGCTGTTTCCAGCTTTGCACCGTCGGGCGCTTGAGCTGCAGCATGTCGCAGATTTGCGGCACGGCGAACCCCTGCCAGTACAACAGGCGCGCCTGTCGTCGCGGGTCATTGAGCAGTGAAAGGTCAGTTGAAATGGTCATGCTTGCCTCGTTTTTGGTGTTACGTGGCAAGGCTAAGGAAATGGAGGGTAATTCGCGCTAAGTGCCTGTTGTGTCAGATCTAATCAGATCGTAAGCGGTGGCTGATACGGGTCAGAGTCGGGAAACTAAACCCGACCCGAAAACCCAACATCAGGACACCTGAACAATGGCAAAGAAAATCTCTAAATGGTTTCGCATCGGCGTCGAGGGTGACACCTGCGATGGCCGTGTCATCAGCGGCGATGATATTCAGGATATGGCCGACACGTTCGACCCGCGCGTCTACGGCTGCCGCATTAACCTCGAACATATCCGGGGGCTGATGCCTGACAGTCAGTTTAAACGTTATGGCGATGTGACCGAGCTCAAGGCGGAGATTATCAGCGATGGCTCAGCGCTCGATGGCAAAAAAGGGCTGTTTGGCAAAATCGCCCCGCTCGACGAGCTGGTCAGCATGGTTAAGGCCGGGCAGAAGGTTTACACCTCCATGGAGATCCGCCCGAACTTTGCTAACAGCGGCAAATGTTACCTCGTTGGCCTTGCCGTCACCGATGACCCGGCAAGCCTCGGCACTGAATACCTCGAATTCTGCAGCCGCGCCGCGCAGAACCCGCTTGCCGGTAAAAAAGACCAGCCGGACGACGTTTTCTCTGTGGCCTCACTGGCTGTGCTGGAATTTGAAGACGTCCCCGACACCATGCTCAACAGCCTGACCGATAAGGTTAAGGCCATTTTCAGCCGCAAGCAGGCCAGCGATGACATCCGTTTCGCCGATGTGCATGAGGCGGTGACCACCGTCACCGAACTGGTGCAGACCAACCTCACCGCCACCGACCAGCGCGTCACCGAGCTGGAGACCGAACTGGCGCAACTCAAGCAGTACGTGACCAGCAAGGCGGAAGAAAGCGCGCAGGCATTTAACGACCTCAAAAGCTCCCTCGATAACACCGAAAGCCAGCGCCAGCCGCGCCGCGAGCTTTCAAAAGGCGGTACGGGCGACGAGCTGCTGACCAACTGCTGATAACACGCCGGGCGTGCTGCCCGGCCTGAACCCTTTTACCCGAACAGGAAAAACCATGCGTAAAGATACCCGCTTCAAATTTAATGCCTACCTGTCCCGCGTCGCGGAGCTGAACGGTATTTCCACCGATGACGTGGATAAGAAATTCACCGTCGAGCCGTCGGTCACGCAAACCCTGATGACGACCCTGCAGATGTCATCCGCGTTTCTGACCAAAATCAACATCGTGCCGGTCGACGAGCTGAAAGGCGAAAAAGTCGGGGTTGGCGTTAACGGTACGATTGCGAGCACTGCCGACACCGCCGGTGATGATGAGCGTAAGACCGCTGATTTCACCGCGCTGGAGTCATTCAAATACGAGTGTGACCAGATTAACTTCGATTTCCATATCCGCTATAAACAGCTCGACCTGTGGGCGCGATTCCAGGACTTCCAGACCCGTATCCGTGACGCCATCATTAAACGTCAGTCGCTGGATTTCATCATGGCCGGTTTCAACGGCATCGAGCGCGCGGCGACGTCCAACCGTAAAAAATATCCACTGCTGCAGGACGTGGCGATCGGCTGGCTGCAGAAGTACCGCAATGAAGCGCCAGCGCGCGTGATGTCCAAAATCACCGACGAGGACGGCAAGGTTATTTCCGACGTGATCCGCGTGGGCAAAAACGGCGACTATGCGAACCTCGACGCGCTGGTCATGGATGCCACCGGCAACCTGATTGACGAGATTTATCAGGATGACCCGGAGCTGGTTGTCATCACCGGCCGTAAGCTGATGGCGGATAAGTATTTCCCTATCGTCAACAAAGAGCAGGAAAACACCGAGTCGCTGGCCGCTGACATCATCATCAGCCAGAAGCGTATCGGCAACCTGCCAGCCGTGCGCGTGCCTTACTTCCCTGCAAATGCCCTGATGGTGACGCGTCTCGACAACCTGTCTATCTACTTCATGGATGACGCGCACCGTCGCAGCATCATCGAGAACCCGAAAAAAGACCGCATCGAAAACTACGAGTCAATGAATGTTGACTATGTGGTCGAGGCTTACGCCGCCGGTTGCCTGATTGAAAACATCAAGCTCGGTGACTTCACTGCACCTGCAGCGCCGGAAAGCGGGGAGTAAGCCATGACGAGTCCCGCAGCGCGTCACATGATGCGGGTCTCGGCCTCTGAAACAGCGCGGCGGGCTGCTGTCCCGCTGCGCAATGCAACTGCCTATGAGCAGATGCTCGTTAAGCTGGCCGCAGACAACCGCACGCTAAAACAAATCAGCTCCAAAGAGCGCAAAGCCGCGAAAAAGCGCGAGCTGCTGCCGTTCTATCTGCCGTGGGTCGCTGGCGTACTCGAAAACGGCAAAGGCGCGCAGGATGACATCGTTATGACGGTGATGCTCTGGCGTCTCGATGCTGACGATATCGCCGGGGCGCTGGAAATCGCCCGTTACGCCATGACCTACGGCCTCACCATGCCGGTCGGTCGCCGTCCGACGCCGTGCCTGCTGGCCGAAGAAGTGGCACTGGCCGCGCAGCGCCTGCTCACGGCAAAACAGCCGGTCAGTCTGGCGAACCTGCTCGACACTATCGCGCTGACTGAACGCGCGGATATGCCCGATATCGTGCGTGCGAAGCTGCACAAAATCACCGGCTACGTGCTGCGTGACGCGGAGCAACTGCCCGAGGCACTGGCGCACCTGCAGCGTGCGATCCAGTTAGAAAGCACTATCGGGGTGAAAAAGGATATTGAGCAGCTAGAGCGCCAGCTCAGGCCAAAACCCGAACCGGCACCAAAAACCAAAACGACTCAACCGCGCACGCGCAAAACTGCCGCTAAACCGGCGGCACGGCGCGGGCGTCCACCAAAAGCGGCAAAAGCCGCTGGTTAACCGAGCGCTCCCCGAGCCGGGCGGCACGCCGGTCAATGCGGGTATCAATTGCCCTGACTGCGACCGGCGTCCACCGCCCATCCATTACCCGAGGTTGTCATGAAGACGCTGATTATTGAGCCAAAAAAAGAGCCGCAGGATGTGCCGGGCGTGGTGATACCGCCACCGGGCGTGAGCGAGCCGGTAATCAAAAACACCCCGTTTTTTCCTGATGTTGATCCGAAGCGCGTGCGGGAAGAAATGCGTTTAGAGCAGACCGTTTCCCCCGTGCGCCTGCGCCGGGCGATTAAGACCGCGATCGCGGAGACTAACGCGGAGCTGAGCGACTGGCGCGAAATTCAGCTCGATGCCGGTTACGCCACGCTGGCGGATGTCCCGACCGACAAGCTCGACGGCGAGAGCGTGCGCGTTTTCCACTATTTCAACGCCGTGTGCTCGATGACGACGGCCACGCTTTATGAGCGTTTTCGCGGCGTGGATGCGACTGCCAAAGGCGACAAAAAGGCCGACAGCATCGACAGCACTATCGATGAAATGTGGCGGGATATGCGCTGGTCTGTGGCGCGCATCCAGGACAAAGCGCGCTGCATTGTGGGGCAAATCTGATGAAAGCCTACGCGCTGCAGGGCGACACCCTCGACGCAATTTGCGCCCGGTACTACGGGCGCACCGTGGGCGTGGTCGAAACTGTCTTAGAGGCAAATCCCGGCCTGTCTGAGCTCGGCGTCATCCTCCCGCACGGCACGCTAATTGAGCTGCCCGAGACCGACAGCGCGGCCAGAACCGAAACGGTGAATCTATGGGACTGAGTATGGAAAAAATCACCACGTTTATCGCCTACTGGCTGGCCGTGGGGCTGGCGTATGTCGGGGCAATGTCCCCCGAAAAGATGGCGCTTTACGTGGGCGGCGGATGCGCCATTTTTACCGCGCTGACGAACTACTGGTTTAAGCGCAAGACGTACCTCTATCTGATATCGCTCGGACTCGATAAAGGGGCTATTCGTGAAATCAATCGTTAAAAAATGCAGTGTGGCCGCCGTGCTGGCGCTGGCAGCACTGATGCCTGACTTTCGTCTGCTTAACACCTCGCCCGGGGGGCTGGCGCTGATTGCCGACCTCGAAGGTTGTCGCCTGACGCCTTACCAGTGCAGCGCGGGAGTGTGGACGTCGGGCATCGGCCACACTGCAGGCGTCGTGCCGAAAGGGGAAATCACCGAGCGGCAGGCGGCGGCGAACCTCGTCGCGGATGTGCTGAACGTCGAGAAACGTCTGGCGGTCTGCGCGCCGGTGAAAATGCCGCAGCACGTTTACGACGCGCTGGTCAGTTTCTCATTCAACGTGGGAACCGGCGCGGCCTGCCGGTCGACGCTGGTCTCGTATATCAAACGCCAGCAATGGCCGCAGGCGTGCGACCAGCTCACCCGCTGGGTTTACGTGAATGGCGAAATTAACAAGGGGCTGGAAAACCGTCGCGCGCGCGAGCGTGCCTACTGCCTCAGGGGGATTGAATGAAAGTGATGTTGTTTTTACTGGCCGCGCTTATTGCGGTTGTGCTCTGGCAGCGTCATGAAAACGGCAACCTGACGCGCTCGTTTGAACGGGCAAACAGGGTCGCTACGGAACAAAAAACCGCGATCGGAATGCTGAAAAATCAGCTTTCCGTTTCGCAGGGTATTGCCAGGCGAAATGAAACCGCGCAGGTCAGTTTACGCGGCGAACTGCTGGCCGCCGGTGCGATGGCCGTGCGGCGTGAAGAAACCATTACGAGGCTGATAAATGAGAATGAAACCCTACGCCGCTGGTATAGCGCTGAGCTGCCTGATGTTGTGCGTCGGCTGCACACCCGCACCGCCTGCGCCTCCGCCGGTCATTGTTTACAGCGCCTGCCCGAAGGTGAGCTATTGCCCGATGCCGGGAAGCGACCCGGCCACTAATGGCGACCTGAGCGCCGATATTCGCAGGCTTGAGCACGCGCTCGCCGCGTGCGCGCTGCAGGTTGAAACCGTCAAAGACTGTCAGGATAAACTCGATGAAGAAAGCACGCAGCCTGCGCGAAGCGCTGATTAAAGCCGTCCCGCAGCTTGAAACAAATCCCGAAATGATGCGCATATTTGCCGATGAGGGGAATATCGATGCGCGTCTCGCGGCCACCCTGTCGCATGAGAAAATTTACACCCTGAATGTGATCGTGTGTGACTTTGTGGGCGACCCTGACCTGATTTTCGTGCCGGTGGCCGCATGGCTCAGGGAAAACCAGCCGGATATCTGCACGCTCGATGACGGGCGCAAAAAGGGCTACCGTTTCCAGATGGATTTAAACGACGGGGACAGCGTCGATATCAGCATCAGCCTGCAGCTCACCGAGCGCACCCTCATCAAAGAGGAAAACGGCGCGCTGCACGTAAGCTATGCCCCTGAGCCGCCGCTGCCGGAGCCCGTCGCCCGGCCAAAGGAGCTCTATATCAACGGCGAACTGGTGAGCAAATGGGATGAGTGAATTTAAGCCCTTTGACGACCGGCTCAATGGTCTGATTGCTGCCCTGTCACCGGCAGCGCGCCGCAAGCTGGCCGGGGAGATTGCAAAGGAGCTGCGCAAGTCGCAACAGCAACGCATCAAGCTGCAGAAAGCCCCGGACGGCTCACCGTATCAGGCGCGAAAACGTCAGCCGCTCAGGGCAAAAAACGGGCGGATAAAACGGGCGATGTTCCAGAAACTCCGCACAAGCCGGTACATGAAAGCCACTGGTCACGAAAACAGCGCGATGGTTGAATTCACCAGCAAAGTGCAGCGTATTGCTCGGGTGCATAATTACGGCCTAAAAGACCGGCCAAACCGCAATAGTCGGGATGTGCAGTACGAGGCGCGCCCACTCCTCGGTATTCCCTATGACGATACCAAGATGATTGAAATTGTTATAATAAAGAATCTAAGTACTTAATTGCTTTAAATTATAACAGGAACTGGGGTGTGGCCAGTTCCTGTAAATAGATGACTATTTCGAAGGGGGTTAAAGTATGAAGTTTAACCCTAGCTCTGTTTTTGCAATTTGTAATACGCTTTCTGAATTGCTCCAATTACCATTTTGATCACCACAACACTCAGGGCTTAGGCATATAGTCATGCAGGTTATTTTTTTTGTTTTCATGCCTTCGTTCAAAATTTTGAATAGATTCTGGATGAACTTGGTGTCGATAAACCTAAAATATTTCTCGTCCTTGTCAGTAAAGAAGTAATCAAGATCAATGTTGATAATGATTTTTTCATGGTTGTTAATAGCACTTTCTAAAGCTTCCAAGAGTTCGTAAGGCTCAACGTTTTCGAAGCAGTGCTGGAAAGGGTTGTTAGGATATGTGCCGTCTTTATGGGTTGCAAAGTATATGGCAGCGATGTGATTTTGTAGTGCGCTGTCAGAAATGAAGTAAGAAAGGTAATTATCCCATCGAATTAAAGGCGAGTTTTGGTTGTTAGATTTGACTGTTAGGCCTAGGTAATCCTTAAGAGAGTTTAAATTAAAAACGCCCGGAAATTGTGCAGCGTAAGGCCCATGCAAAGGAAAAGTGTCATAGTGCCTGTCAATATGGAACAAAGCAATATCCTGATTCGGCTTTAAGTGCTGCATCCAGCACCAAAGAGCAGTTCGGTGGTTATCGCTAATGTATATACCATTTTCTTCTACTAAGAAATTTACATTGAATGCACCGGAGGTGCTTTTTTGATTTAAAGGAATCAGCCAATTCATATTAACTCCACATTCTAGATATTTTCAAAGGAAATTCCAACACAAAGGTAAAGCGTCACTGCGAGTTGTGCTGGCCGTGATAGAGAGTGACGAATTAGAAAACATACGATGTTAACTTCACAATAGTGCTCATGAATACACTGAACAGTCTACAAGAAATCGCACGCGCGATCCGCAACCTTATCCGCACCGGCATCGTGACCGACGTCGACCACGACGAGGGGCTTTGTCGTATCCAGACCGGCGGTATGGAAACCACCTGGCTGAACTGGCTAACCTGCCGCGCCGGTCGCTCGCGCGTATGGTGGGCTCCATCCGTTGGCGAGCAGGTGCTTTTGCTGGCGATCGGCGGCGAGCTCGATACGGCATTTGCGCTGCCCGGTATTTTCTCTGATGACCATCCCGCGCCGTCTGCCTCCCCTGATGCACTTCATGTTTCCTTTCCTGACGGGGCGGTTATTGAGTACGAGCCCGAAAACGGCGCGCTCACTGTGTCAGGCATCAAAACCGCAGACGTCACCGCGTCTGAGTCCATCACGGCCACTGTGCCACTGGTACTGGTGAAAGCCTCGACCCGCATCACGCTCGATACGCCGGAGGTGGTGTGCACCAACAAGCTGACGACCGGCACGCTCGAAGTGAAGAACGGCGGGAAGATGAGCGGGAATATCGAGCACACCGGCGGGACACTGAAATCAAACGGCGTGCAGGTGGATAACCACGCGCACGGCGGCGTCGAACGGGGCGGAAGCTGGACGGAGGGCATCAAATGACGGTGCGTTATCTGGGAATGAACAGCCAGACCGGCCTCAGTATCTCTGAGGTTGAGCATATCCGGCAAAGCGTGCGCGACATTCTGGTCACACCGGTTGGGTCGCGCGTCATGCGTCGTGAATACGGCTCGCTTCTGTCGCAAATGATTGACCAGCCGCAGACCCCGGCGCTGCGCCTGCAGATTATGGCCGCGTGCTATTCCGCGATCCAGAAGTGGGAGCCCCGCGTAAATCTCTCGACCATCACCTTTGAACGGTCGGAGACCGACGGTGGGCTGTATGTCGACATCACCGGCACCCGCTCCACCGGCGGCCAGCCTTTTTCACTCACCATTCCACTGAGTTAAACGCTATGGCAATTGTTGACCTGAGCCAGCTCGCCGCGCCTGACGTCGTGGAAGAACTGGACTATGAAACCATCCTGAGCGAGCGAAAGGCTACGCTCGTCTCGCTTTATCCCGAGGAACAACAGGAGGCCGTTGCGCGCACGCTGATGCTTGAATCAGAGCCGATTGTTAAGCTGCTGGAAGAAAACGCCTACCGGGAAGTAATCTGGCGACAGCGCGTCAACGAGGCCGCGCGCGCGGCCATGCTGGCCTACGCCACTGGCGCAGACCTCGACCAAATAGGCGCAAATTACAACGTCAAGCGCCTTGTTATCATGCCTGCAGACGACACCACGTTACCGCCAACGCCTGCCGTGATGGAGTCGGACACAGACTATCGTCTGCGCATTCAACAGGCATTTGAGGGGCTGAGTACCGCAGGCTCTGTCGGCTCATATCAGTTTCATGGCCGCAGCGCTGACGGGCGTGTCGCCGATATTTCGGTCATCAGTCCCGCGCCTGCGTGTGTCACGGTCACGGTGCTGTCACGCGAAAATAACGGGATAGCTTCTGACGAGCTGCTCGCCATCGTGCGCACCGCGCTGAACGATGAGGACGTCAGGCCGGTCGCTGACCGCGTGACCGTGCAGTCGGCGAACATTGTCGACTATAAAATCACCGCATCGCTTTACCTTTATCCCGGTCCCGAAAGTGAGCCGGTACTCAGTGCGGCAAAAGCAAAGCTGCAGGCGTATATCACCGCGCAGCACCGGCTCGGGCGTGATATCCGCAAATCTGCAATTTATGCCGCGCTCCACGTCGAGGGGGTACAGCGCGTTGAGCTGGCCGCGCCGGTGGCCGACATCGTGCTCGATGACACGCAGGCGTCATGGTGCACCGAGTACAGCGTGACCATCGGGGGCAACGATGAATAATACCCGACTGTTGCCGGTGGGCTCGTCGCCGCTTGAGGTGGCGGCGGCGCGCGCCTGCGCTGAAATCGAAAATACTCCCGTCCCCCTGCGCCGACTCTGGAGTCCTGACGACTGCCCGGCAAATCTGCTGCCATGGCTGGCGTGGGCGTTTTCCGTTGACCGCTGGGATGAGAGCTGGCCGGAGGCTACAAAAAGGGACGTGATCCGCGCGGCGTGGTACATCCACGCACACAAGGGGACGATTGGCGCAGTGCGCCGCGTGGTGGAGCCGCTCGGCTATCTGATTAACGTCTCTGAGTGGTGGCAAACAAACGACCCACCCGGCACGTTTCGCCTCGATATCGGCGTGTTAGAGACGGGCATCACCGAGGAAATGTACTACGAAATGGAGCGGCTTATTGCCGATGCAAAGCCAGCCAGCCGCCATTTAATCGGCCTCAATATTATTCAGGACATTCCCGGCTATCTGTACACCGGTGCCCTGAGCTATGACGGTGACATCATCACGGTTTACCCCGGATAAGTGAGAGCACAATGACAGTGAAATACAAAACGGTCATCACCAAAGCCGGTGCGGAAAAACTCGCGGCGGCGACCGTCCCGAACGGGAAAAAGGTGAATTTTACGGCGATGGCCGTGGGTGACGGTGGCGGCACGCTGCCGGTGCCAGACCCTAACCAGACAAAGCTTGTCAAAGAGGTCTGGCGTCACACACTGAACAAAATCAGCCAGGACAGGAAAAATAAAAATTATGTCGTGGCAGAACTGCTTATCCCGCCTGAAACCGGCGGTTTCTGGATGCGCGAGCTCGGGCTCTATGATGACACCGGCACGCTGATTGCAGTCGGTAACATGGCCGAAAGCTACAAGCCAGCGCTGGCAGAGGGCTCAGGCCGCGCGCAGACCGTTCGAATGGTCATCATGGTGAGCGACATCGAGTCAGTCGAGCTGACCATTGACACCTCAACGGTGATGGCTACGCAGGACTACGTTGACGACAAGCTCGCGGAGCATGAGCAGTCCCGCCGCCATCCTGACGCCACCCTCACTGCAAAGGGTTTCACTCAGCTAAGCAGTGCGACCGACAGCACGTCTGAGGCGCTCGCAGCGACGCCGAAAGCGGTTAAGGCGGCGTATGACCTTGCCAAAGGGAAATACACGGCTCAGGACGCCACCACGGCGCAAAAGGGCATCGTCCAGCTCAGTAGCGAGACCGACAGCACGTCTGAGGCACTGGCTGCGACACCGAAAGCCGTTAAAGCCGCAAATGACAATGCCGCTGCAGCAAATAAAAATGCCAGTGAGCGAGTCAGTAAATCTGGCGACAGCATGACCGGAACGTTAAATCAGGACTCAGTAGCGCAGGCAACCTATAACCTGACGGCACTTTCCAACGCTGTTACAGGTAATAAAAATTATCTGCGTAAAATGCGCGGTGGCGGGACGGATACTATCTGGCATGAAACCGTTCAGGGTGGCGAGTATCGTCTGGCGACAGGGAGCACTGATGCACAGGAAGAGCTGGCAATAAGTACCAGCGCCGGTGTCAGAACGCGAGGGAATTTCACCTCGCAAACTGGCGGGTTTTATTCAGGAAACGCCAAAAAGTTTTCCTTTGTTTCTTCAAATACTTCTGACAAAAATGCCACCTTGCGCCTTTGGGGGAATGCTGACCGGCCAACAGTAGTTGAATTGGGGGACGACACCGGCTATCACCTTTATTCTCAGCGAAGTAAAGATGGTTCGTTACAATTTCAGTATAACGGCGCAGGGCTATTTAGCGGTTATTTACGCGCAGGCGGGGAAGTGCAATCAAGTTCGGCCAATAGTTACCGCATAGCATATGGCGCTTTTGGGACGTTCTGGCGAAATGATGGCGGAAGCCTTTATTTGATGCTGACAAACAAAGATGACCCGTGGGGGAATTACAACGCCCTGAGACCTTTCCGGGTAAGTCTCAATAACGGTGAAGTAATAATCAGCAAACTCAATTTATCTGACTTCGGATATTTTGATGCGCGTTATTATACTAAAGCACAATCTGATGCGGGCTATATGCCCAAGACTGGCGCATACACAAAAGCCGAGTCTGACGGGCGTTTCCAGCCGAAAGGGAATTACACCCCTGCAGGTCAGGCGTATACAAAAGCAGAGTCGGATGCGCGTTATGGGGTGGTAAATGGTATTCGCCGTGGTGGTCAACAAATCAGAAACCCGACTGATGCGTGGTTTGGCAACTGGGAGTCACCTGCCGGTTGCGTAGTGACGGGTATTCAAATGGACGGCAGAAGTGATGGCCGAAAACTAGGGGTATATTTCCGTCAAATGCAGTACCTGAACAAGCAAACTGGCGCATGGGTTAACATTGGGGATTAAATATGGATACGTTTATTAATCCAGTTATTTATAAATACGAACACATTGAAGTAAGCGGAATAATGCGTACCGGACTTTATTTTCATGATGAGCATGGCCGGGACTGGTACGAAACTTTAACCGGCTGGAAAGGTGCTGTTTCTCTGGATGATGACGGGATTGTCGTGGCTTACGAGCAGGATGTTTCGTATATGGGGATGGAAGAAGGCCGCAATGTCTATGAGGTCGACCCCCTGAGTGTGCCGGTAGATGTGTTAGGGAATTACAAATATGTGGATGGTATTTTTTACGATATCCGCCCTGATGCGACGACGCTTGCCGAACAAACCCGAAAACAGCTCATTGAAGATGCGGGGCTGATAATTTCAGTCCTGCAGGGCGCAGTCGATGAGTCGATGGCTACTGATGCTGAAAAGGCCAGCCTATCAGCGTGGAAGAAATACCGGGTTTTACTTTACAGAGTTGATACCAGTAAGCCCGAAGAAATTGAATGGCCTGAGCTACCACCGAAGAATTAATAAAAAAACCCGCGTTAAGCGGGTTTAATCGTAGGGGCATTCTTCATAGTCTTTTTCAGTTTCATCACCGGCAAACAGCCTGAGCCAGCAAAAGCCAAAGAGGCACCATGCAGCCAGACCACCACCAACCCAGAGTAATATCGTCATTCTCGCTCCCTCGTTAATGGCGAAACGATAGCGACAATATCCCTTCATTGATAATGGTTATCAGCGATCAATTCCAGGAGATTGATCGCTGAAAACGATCAATCACCATTTCCGCACGCTTCACCGGTTCACTGCGCGTTGTACTGTCCCCCCTCCAACGGCATTACGTTTCTTGCACCTCGCGCACAACAGAAAATAGTCGCACCCCTAACAACGGAGTTAAACGGATGAGCGACTATCATCACGGCGTCGAGGTCATCGAGATTAACGATGGCACGCGCACCATTTCCACCGTCTCGACGGCCATCATCGGCATGGTCTGCACGGCCAGCGATGCTGACGATTTAACATTCCCGCTTAATGAGCCGGTGCTGATTACCAGCGTGCAAAACGCTATAGGTAAAGCCGGTAAACTTGGCACCCTGTCAAAATCCCTGCAGGCCATCGCCGACCAGTGCAAGCCGGTCGTTGTGGTTGTACGCGTTGCCGAAGGTATCGACGACCCGGATGACCCGGAAGCGGCACAGAAAGAAACCATTTCCAACATCATCGGCACGACCGACGAAAACGGGAAATACACCGGTCTTAAGGCGTTGCTGGCCGCGCAAACCGTCACCGGCGTCAAGCCGCGCATTCTCGGCGTGCCGGGGCTGGATTCTCTGGAAGTGGCGACCGCGCTCGCGGCAACCTGTCAGAGCCTGCGCGCGTTTGGTTACATTAGCGCATGGGGCTGCAAGACCATTTCTGACGCCATCAAATACCGTGAGAATTTCAGTCAGCGCGAGCTGATGGTCATTCACCCTGATTTTCTCGCATGGGACACCACGGCGAACGAAACCGACATTGCATGGGCGACCGCCCGCGCGCTCGGCCTGCGCGCCAAAATCGACCAGGAAACCGGCTGGCACAAAACGCTCTCTAACGTCGGCGTGAATGGCGTCACCGGCGTCAGTACCTCGGTCTCATGGGATTTGCAGGAGAAGGGAACTGACGCGAACCTGCTGAATCAGGCCGGGGTGACAACGCTCATCCGTAACGACGGCTTTAAATTCTGGGGCAACCGTACCTGCTCAGATGACCCGCTTTTCCTGTTTGAAAACTACACCCGCACGGCACAGGTGCTGGCCGACACGATGGCTGAGGCGCACGCGTGGGCGATTGATAAACCCGTTACCGCAACGCTTATCCGCGACATTGTCGCCGGTATCAATGCGAAATTCCGCGAGCTGAAAAACAACGGCTATATCGTTGACGGTACGTGCTGGTACGACCCGGAGTCGAACAGCGTGGAAACCCTGAAAGCCGGGAAGCTGTATATCGATTACGACTACACCCCCGTCCCTCCGCTGGAAAACCTGACCCTGCGCCAGCGCATCACCGATACCTATCTGGCAGACCTGTCAGACTCCCGCACCAGCCCAAGCCACACAACCATG